TACCTGGAGAGGAAGGTGGAGCAGGCTAAGCTGGGGGCCCGACCCACCCAGACTTGAAAATGAAAGGAGAGGTTATGGTTTCTTTTGAAGAAGCGTCTAAGACTCTAGAACCTTGGCGAAAGAAACTTCAACACCAGTTTTGGGGGTTAGAAGAAGACGAAAGAGAGCAGCTGATACTCATAGGTATGTGGTATGGATACCAACAAGCCCGTGAACAGCAGAAGCCGGAGAAGATGAAGCAGTATATGATGTTTCGAGGTAGGATGACTCTATACGATGGTATGTATGCGCACAGTGCAATCGTGGAAAAAGAGACCCCCTACGACGATCCGGAAGTTTTCGATCGCGTAGCCACGCAACCGAATGATATCGAGGATAGAGTCGCGTTTTGGGATGCAGTGGAACGTATTCGATCCAATCTGAGAGGGAAAAGAGATAAACGGATTTTGGATCTACTCATTCAAGGGTACAGAGTGACGGAGATCGCAAAGATAGAACACATATCAAATACGTATGTGAGTTTGGTGGTTAAAAACCATCTTCGGCCTGCGTTTGAAAAGGAGTTTAAGAACAATGCGCTATCATTGTTCCCTAAGGAATGAGGTTGTAGATACTACAGACTGCTGGAAGTGTGAAGTGCGCAAACAGAGCCATGTTTCCGATTGGAAGCGCAGCGCATATTGGTGTAGGATAAACAATATGCCTGATTTACGAGTTCACTTGCTTTATACCCATCCAGATTTATTTTTCGTTTGTCCGTTAAGACCCAGACGCCTTAAAGCGTATAAAAGAGTAAAGGAGGAAGATGAATGAAGTCAGTAGTGATTTTGTCAGGGGGTATTGATTCATCGACATTGTTGGCGGAAGTGCTTTCAGCCGGCAGGGAGGATGTCAAAACACTTACGTTCAATTATGGTTCAACACATGCTAAGCGAGAGATTGCAGCTGCTAAGAAAATTGCTAGATATTATGATGTATCTAACGTTGTTGTAAAGCTCCCGTTTATGAAACACCTTTTTCGGTCTTCTCTTCTTCAGAATGCTAAGGTAATTCCTGAAGGGCACTATGAAGAGGAAAATATGAAGTCAACGGTCGTACCGAATCGAAATGCGATTCTACTTTCTATTGCTGTTGGTTATGCCGAGTCTCTTGGTTATGACGTAGTTTGGTATGGCGCCCATACAGGAGACCACGCCATCTATCCAGACTGTAGAGAAGAATTTGTTCTGTCGTTTAGTAGAGCTATGTCTTTTGGTACTTATGAGCAGATTCGGGTGTTAGCCCCGTATGTAAATCTGTCGAAGGTCGATATTGTTCGGCGCGGAGCAAAGATGGGCGTCCCTTATGAGCTGACGTGGTCTTGTTACAAGGGCTTGAGAAAACATTGCGGAAAGTGTGGAACGTGTGTTGAGAGAAAAGAAGCTTTTCAGTTGGCTGGTGTACCTGACCCAACAACATACATGAGGTGAGAAATTATGTATCAGTTTATTAGTATTGAAGGTCCGGATGCAACAGGAAAAACAACATTGATTCAAAGGTTGTTAAAGGATGAAGATTTACAGCCGATAAAAACCGTAGAAAGGCATTCGATCGATTCACATCCCGATGCTATTCAACCTTGGTGGGTTGATGTTTCAAATCCTCAAGTGAAACTTTTTTTGTATTTTGCAGAGCATGTACATCTGAACAATCAGTGCCGAAGCTGGATACAGCGCGGGTATAACGTTGTTATGGATCGAGGACCGTTTTCTTTACTGGCTTATGGGGAGCTGTTTGAACGGTATTCAGATGCAGAGGAGAATGTTGTTAGAGCGTTTTTGTCTTTGCTTACTATGCCCGAAATTGTTATTTACTTGAAGGTACCTCCTCACGTGATTGAGGAAAGATTACGGAAACAACGCGAGCATCGAATCGGTATTTATGAGCAGCAAGCGGAGGAGAACATTACGTTGTGGAAGAAATTGCATTTTTTGTATCGTGATTGGTTCCTTTGTCTTGGGCAGAATGTGGTATACATCGACGGGAATCAACCCGTTGATGAGGTTTATCAGCAAGTAAAAGAGGAGATTTTGGGATGAAGGTAGCGTATATTTGTCCTCACAAATACTGGAATTTCTCGCACCAAGGCGATTTCTACATGCTTCTCGCCCATTGGGATCTACCAACAGAGGAGATTTGTTCTTTACGTGAGCGGAAATTGGTTGTATTGGATAACGGTGCTTATGAGCTGGGAACTGCGATTGACGATAAGGTATATCATGATGTCATTGGGAAGGTGAAACCTCACGTGATCATTTTACCGGATGTATATCGAAATGGTTCTGACACAATCAAACGTAGCCTGCGGTTTTTGGATGCGTACTATACAGGCAGTGCTTATCCTCGATATATGGGATGTGTTCAGGGACAGACGTGGAAAGAGTGGATTGAGTGCTATACAGCATTTATAGACGATACAAGGATATCGGAAATAGGAATTGCGTCTGTACCATACGCCGTTTCTCCCCTTTGTCGGATTTATAAAAAGGACTGGAGGGCATTTTCTAGAGTTGAAGCCCTTCGGCTTTTGGAGGGCGAGGGGTTGCTCCAAAAACCCATCCACATCCTAGGTTCTATAGATCCTATTGAATTGCCATTCTTGAGTCTTTTCTCATATGTTGAAAGGACTGATTCCAAGATTGCATTTTGGAATGGGGTGTTTGGAGATCGTCTGTTTTCGTATGGTCTTCGTAAGAATAGTGAAAAATACGAAAACATGTCTTTTGAGTTCGATCAGGGTAAACTTTCAAGAACACAAACCCGTATTATAATACACAACATGAGAGTATTTCGCATGTTAGCAAATGGAGGAGAAAAATGGGAACGAGAGTACTTAAAAGCATATCACCGCGGCTGATTGATTGGTTTTGTCCGGTGTGCGGGAAAATGGTATCGCAGGATGATGAGGTGTGTCCTCATTGCGGTGTGAAGTTTTCTCCTGTTATGTCGCCCTCCGAGGAAGAGGAGAAGATTGCTGAGGCGGCGAAGAAGGTGGAGGAAGAGATAAAGGAACAACAGGCTGAAATGAAGAACGTGGGAAAACGGAAAAAACCTCCCGTTGACAAAGCAGCAGATAACCCGGTCGTTGAATCGGGGGAAAATAATAGCCAAGATATGGAGGAGACGAGTATGGCGAATGAAAAGACAGAGGGTGAGAAACAGTATGTGCCGCGGACCGGAACAAAAATGGCCTGCGTGTACGAGCACCTGGTGAAAGGCGATTCTCTGGAGGGAATTGCTGGGGATCTAGGGAAAAAGTTTAGTTTGGATGAGGAGGCTTCCAAGAAGACTGCACGTATGTATATCGCACAACTGAAGCATCGCGGACTGTCGATTGTCAAGGAGAAGACAGACAAGGGACCGTTCTGGAAGCTGAGTTCTTAGGAGCTAGTTACCATGGCAAGGGTACTGAAGAGAGAATCAGCTTGTGACCGCTGTCCCTTGTTTTCGACTTCGGTATCTAACTCCGGGAAGGGAGGGGGCCACATTCAAGGAGAGGGCCCCCTTTCTTCTCGAATTATGCTCGTCGGGGAGGCTCCTGGTTCTGATGAGGTAGAACAGAGGAAACCGTTTGTTGGGAGGGCAGGGAAACTTCTCGATCAGTTATTAAAAATAGCGGAGCTACCGAGAGAGTCAATTTATATTACAAACGTTGTAAAGTGCAGACCCCCCAGGAATAGAAATCCCAAACCTGCAGAAATAGCAGCATGCAGACCGTACCTTATTGATGAGATCAATCGCGTTAAACCTAATGTTATTATCGCAGCTGGATCTGTTGCGTGGACAGCGCTTACTGGGTTGAAGAATCTAACACAGTGGATGAACCTTCATTGGTCGTATGGCATCGTTTTTCATTCTGCATGGCAGTGCTATGTAGTTCCCATGTTTCATCCCAGCGCTTTGTTGCAGTGGAGTGGTGGAATTTTTGATGAGGGGGGCCATTTGACATATGATGCTTCCTTGTGCATCGCAGCTTTACAAACAGCAAAGAAATATCAAAACCGGAAGTTACATAAAACGAAGGGCGATTATGTTTTAGTAGCAAAAGAAACCACACGCACAGTTCTTCAAACATTTTTGAATGCAGATGTTTTGGCATTCGATTTTGAAACTCTGACTACACAACCGAAGACAACGCCTATTCGAGGCTTGGGGCTGTCCCGTAAAGCAGGAACAGCAGCTTATTTTTCATGGCTCTTTTTACAAGAACATTTGGATTTACTTCAACGTGTGTTTAATACAGCCAGTGTCGTAGTTGCCCATAATTTGGAATTTGATACTGGAGTAGCTGAAGCACAAGGTATATGGATACCCGAATCTCGATTTGATACTATGCTTGCCCATCATCTTTTAGAGGAGAATTTACCGCATGATCTCAAGTCCCTTGAGTGGATTTATACAGAGAAAGGGGGTAGAGCAGATCTTATAGCCAAATACATTTCCACACGTAAATGGCCTTATGTTCCAGAGGACGTGGTGGGTTTGTATTGCTGTGACGATGTAGAGAGTACATGGAGGTTGTATCATATCTTTTCTCGACAGTTAAAAGAAGAGCAAGTGGAAAATGTTTTTTATCAGATTTCTATGCCTCTCATTGATGTGGTAAGAGAGATTGAGGAAAGAGGTATTTGGGTGGATCAACAAAAGCTCCAACAACTGCAAGATATTTGTGAAATGCATGCACAACAATGTGTTGAGAGAGTACAGAGGTTAACGGAAACAGATATTAACTTGAATTCGGGACCTCAGATCGGGCATCTTTTGTTTGTGGAAATGCAGCTTCCTGGTAGTAAGACTGAGAAAGGTAATTTCCGGACCGATGCACAGACTTTAGAGGAATTGAAGGATAAAGATTCAACCGGTGTTGTGGAAACAATTTTAGAGTATCGGAAATACAAAAAGCTCTTGTCTACTTATGTAAACGGGACACGGAAACGTATTGGAGAAGATGGACGAGCGCATTTCTCATTTTTGATCCACGGCACGGTGACAGGTAGATTATCTAGCGCTTTTCACGTTTATCCTCGAGATGCCCTTGTTCGAAATATCTTCGGAGCGCCCCCTGGCCGCGTACTGATTGATGTTGATGGAGCTCAAATGGAATTGCGCACCGGCGCCAGTTTGGCTCAGGATAAGGTTATGATTCAAGCATTTCACGATGGGCGCGATATTCATGTGGAAGTGGGTATGGGTTTATTTTCTTGTACTGCCGAGGAGGTAGATGAGGAAAGACGCGTCTTAGCCAAGAATTTCGATTTTGGTGTATTTTATGGTCGCGGCGCAGAATCTG